CACTCATTTCCCATGTGAAATTGTAGATTTTTATTGTGTGAATAACCAAATTGTGTCCATCTTGTTGAACCCCAAACGACTACTCCAGCTTTATTTGCTGATGGTGAGAAGTGTTGTAGGCAACTATCTATAGCTACAAAGCCTGTCGCATCTTTCAACATTTCATGTAGCTGTGTCCAATGTAGATCACATCTAATAGTATCATTATAATGTGGCTCATTAGGTAGAACACAGTTAATAATAGTTGTATCTTCATATTCTTCTCTCAACATATTGACTACTTGTTGAGCTAAAAATGGTTGATAGTTTCTATTTGGGTTAATATTTGTGTATTGGTTATTAGCATTAAAACCCATTTGAGGTTGACCACCTGAGAATTGTATCATTATGTATTTACCAATCTCATTTTTAGTTAACCATTCTTTAACACTATCTTTATGATGTGTCGTATAAAGTTTAGGTGTCATTGACTTATCATATTCAACACTATGATGTTCACAATAGCTTTCAATAATATGTTGCTTACCAAATTGAAAATTAGATTTGTAAGGCTCTGAGTAAAAAATATTATCAGATGCCATTATCCTTGCGTCTTGCAAAGGTATTGTTTGTTCTAAAACTAATTTAACATCTGGATTACTTGCAAAGCAACCAATGTAAGGTGTGTATATTTGAACTTCTGATTTCTTTTTTAGTTTAGGAATTAATGCACTAAATGCAGTACACTTACCAACTCCACCTTCTACGACATATGTGTTTAACATTATTTGTTTTTTAGTAATTCTATTTCTGCTTTAAGTTCTTTAATTGCATTAACTAATACTGGAACTAAATGTGAGTTAGTCATTTTTAATATATCATCTTGTTTATTATTAATAATAACTGGATTATCTCCTTCAAGTTTTAAAATATCTTGTGCTTTAAAACCATATTTTAAATCTCCTTGTGGAATATTTCCATCTCTTGATTTTTTAAATTGAAATGAAATAGGCTCTAATTTATTTACAAAATCTAAACCATGAGGAACTTTTTTAAAGTTCATTTTATCTCTTTCATCAGAAGTTACTGTCCAATCAATTTTGATGTAAGCATCAGTTGATGAGTTATTTCCTATTACAATTGCTCCAGATTGAGTTGTAATTGTTGCTGGAGAACCTGTTCTACCAGCGATATGTCCTATAAGAGTATTACTACTTCCTGTTGTTAATGAACAACCAGCAGCAGCACCTATTGATGTATTATAACTTCCTGTCGTTCCACATTTACCAGCTTCATAACCAAATGCAGTATTTTCCTCACCAGTTGTTGTTTTACAACTAGCATTAAAACCTGTTGCTGTATTGTAACTACCTGTGTTAGCTAATAAAGCACTTTGACCAACAGCTACATTATAATTTCCTGTAGTGTTTGTTTCTAAAGCTGCTCTACCTAATGCAACATTACCTTGTCCAGTAGTTATATTAGTAGCTGAATAAGCACCATACGCTGTGTTGTTTCCACCTGTTGTATGATCTTTTAAACTTTCAGCACCCATAGCAGTACTGTCGGCTGCTGTTGTGTTAGCTACTAAAGCTGAATAACCAACTGCTGTGTTGTTTGATGCTGTATTAGCTTTTAAAGCCTCTCTACCAACAGCAACATTGTTACTGCCTGCTGTATTAGTACATAAAGCAGTTTGACCAATTGCTACGTTGTAATCACCTGTTATATTTTTTGCTGCTGAGGCAGAACCAAGTGCAGTATTACCAATAGCATCTGTAGTACAATATAAAGAATAATTTCCAATACCAACATTGTTACTTCCTGTTGTAATGTTTGCTCCTGCTTCAACACCCATTGCTACGTTATTTGAACCTGTTGTGAGATCATTTAATGCACAAACACCTACTGCTGTAATATTTGAAGCTGTTGTTAAAGATGTTAAAGAATTATCACCTATTGCTGTATTGAAACTACCTGATATGTTTGCATCTAATGTTCTACGACCTACTGCAACATTACTAGCACCTGTTGTGTTAGCTTTTAAAGATTCAAAACCAACTCCTACATTATTTGATCCTGATGTGTTAGCACATAAGGCTTTATCTCCAACTGCTACATTACTTGCTCCTGTTGTATTAATCCTCATAGAACAAGTTCCTATTGATACGTTACTTGCTCCTGTTGTATTACTACATAATGCTTTGTATCCTAAAGCATTATTAAATGATGCTGTAGTGTTTGCTTTTAAGGAATCTCCACCTACTGCAACATTTCTTGTTCCTGTTGTGTTTGTAACTAAAGAACTTTTACCTACTGCTGTGTTACAATCACCTGTTATGTTAGCAAGTAAAGCACAAGAACCTATTGCTGTGTTATCATGAGCTGTTGTATTAGCTGATAATGCTACATATCCTAAGGCAGTATTATCATCACCAGTTGTATTAGCTGCTAAAGCAACTGTACCTATAGCTGTATTGTCTGTACCTGTTGTATTAACAAACATAGCACAAGTTCCAACAGCCACATTGGAATTAGCTGTAGTGTTAGCAGTTAAAGCACTAGAACCTATTCCTACATTTGCTAGTCCAGATATGTTTGCATCTAATGCTCTACGACCAATACCTACATTATCATATCCTGTTGTATTAACTAATAAAGAACAAGTACCTATAGCAACATTGTTATCTCCTGTAGTAATTGCTGTTCCAGCTTTTGAGCCAATAGCAACATTACCAACCCCACCAGCTTCAACGCTATCTAAAGCAGTATCTCCTAAAGCTACGTTATCTGTTCCTGTTGGATAATTTCCGTCTAATTTTATTGTGCCACCATCTACACTAACATTACCTGCAACAGTTAAACCATCTGTTACTGCTGTTCCTGTAACATCTATACCAGTAGCTGTTGTTTCAAATTTCTTTGCGTTGTTATGATAAAGACTTACTGAACCATCAGCAGTAAAGACAGCCATATCTTCTGAGTTACCTTTTTGTAAATTAATAGTAGGTCCATTTGTTCTTAACTGGAAATTTCCACCACCTTCTTCAGTAATTATACTATTATTTCCATCATGGTACATTTGAAAATCTGAACCAGCACCAAAGATAGCTTTATCATTATCTGCAAAAATAATATCATTTCCATTAGATGCTAAATTTCCACCAAGTTGAGGTGTACTATCATCAACTACGTTTGCAATTCCTGGTGCAATAGATGTCCAAGAAGAACCATTGTAAAATTTTAAATTATTATCTGTTGTGTTAAATGCTAAATCTCCTTCATCTAAAGAAGATGATGGATCACTTGATGCTACTCTATATCTTTCTGCAAAACTATTTACACCAGCTACATTAGCTGCAACAGTTGCTACATTAGCTACGACAGTTGAAGTACCTAATAAATTCATTGCAGTAACATTAGCTGAAGTACCTAATACATTCATGTCATTAACTACATCTGCTGTACCTAGAACATTCATGTCGGTTACAACGTCAGCTGTACCAAGTGTGTTCATATCTGCCACAACATCATTTGTTGCTAGAATAGCCATGTCTGCTACTACATCAGTAGTTCCTAAAATTGCTAAATCAGCAACAACCGCTGTAGTTCCTAAAATTCCCATGTCAGTTACAACTGCTGAGGTACCAAGTAAATTCATAGCAGTTACTGTTGCACTTGATCCTAAAACATTCATATCATTTACAACGTCTGCAGTACCCAATACATTCATATCTGTAACTACATCAGCAGTTCCTAAAACATTCATGTCAGCTACAACATCAGTAGTTGCAAGGATTGCCATATCAGCCACAACGTCAGTTGTACCTAAGATTGCCATGTCAGCAATTACTGCACTAACACCTAAAAGATTAATTTGTGCTTGTTCAGCAGAAGTTGGTTTAATTGCTTCCCAAGCTGAACCTGTCCAGTTAAATATTTGTGATGAACTAGAATTAAAATATAATGCACCAGTTAATAAAGCATTACCATCATTGTCTGTTGATGGTGCTGAAGATTTTGCTCCAAGGTATCTATCGTCAAAACTATCAAATGCTGCTTCGGCATTAGTTTCGCTAGTTGCTGCGGCAGTTGCAGAGTTAGCAGATGCAGTAGCACTATTAGCAGAAGCTGTAGCAGAGTTTGCACTAGCTGTAGCTGAACTAGCACTAGCTGTAGCACTATTAGCACTAGCTGTTGCAGAAGAAGCTGCAGAAGTAGCACTTGATGCTGCACTTACTGCGTCTACAATTAAAACCCAATAAGCTGTATTAGTTAAAGCAGTACCAACTGGTGATGCTTGAATACAAATGTAAATATTATTTAGTTGAGCAGTAGTTGTTCCTTTAACAATGTCTCTTACAACATAAGCTGCTGTAGTTGTTGTTGCACTATTACCTTTAAAAGTTCCTAGTTCTTGAGCAACTGAAAGTTCACCACTTGCATCAAAAGATAAAACTTTATTTGCTCTATCTGTTGCACCTACAGTAAATTCTGTAGAAGTCATTGTGTTTGTTGCTGATAATTTTATAGCACGATTTACTTCTTCTTGAAGTTGTTGAATCGTCATAGTAGCTCGATCCAAACCCTCTTCATGAGATTCCGCAGGGAATGGATCATTAGCGATATAATCTATCGCTTGTGTTTGCGGAACTTCTCTTCTAATAACTACTGTTTGCGTATTGGTTGGAGTATTACCTGACGTGAAAGTTATAGAACCTCCACTAGCATCTCCAGCACCTGCTACTGTATAGTGTGTAGTTAAAGTCTTAACAGTTTCTGTTCCTGTTGCTGATCTAATAATTACTTCTAAATCTGAGTCTGCAAAAATTTTAAATGCGTAGGCAAACTGAGTTGTGCTACCATTACCTGAGTATGAATTTTTTACTGTTGTGCTTGATACTGTCATGTTAACTCTCTATATTACCTATTTATTATTTAGTCCATCTCTTTTTTTATTATATAAACTTCTTTTTTATAGTACATATTTATAGCTTCTTTTGCACCATTTATCATATCTTTTAACACCATATTTGTTAAAAATAATTTTTCTTCTGGATTTTTAGTGCCTTCGTTTATATTTCTAATAAAATCTTCTTGAACTGCCATTGCTCTATAAGCAACCTCTAAAGTAACCCATCCTTCAGGTAATTTTGCTCTTTCTTTTTTAGCTTTTTCAATTTCTCCTTTTTGTTGAAGAAGATTAGCAGCTTTAATTCTTGCATTTACAGGTTTAAATAATGTTCTAAAGTCAGTTATTGGTTCTGCATTTCTATCTGGATTTTTTATAAAAATTGCTTTTATTACAGGGTATTCTGATAACATTTTTTTTCTATTTTTTGATCTATCTATAACACCTGCAGCATCTAATAATGAATCTGATAAAGCTAATATATAACCACCTACTCCACCAGACCAACCTCTCCAAGCATTTTCTAAAACTAATGGACTAGACCATTTTGAAAAATCATCACCATTAATTTTTCTAATTAATCCAGCTATTAATTTTGTTGTTTCGGAAGTAAAATCTGTAAATTGATATTCAGATGGTATGCCTTCTAATCCCATGGGAATAATAGGTCTGTCAAAAAAGAAACTTCTATTATTTTCAGCTTCCCAAAAAGGTTTTAAAAAATCAGGTACAGGAACTACACCTTTAAATAATTGAACTAATGTTGCATCTCCAAATTTTTCTAAAGCCTTAGGATCTTTATCGTAAAAATAATCTAAAAATCTTTCTGCACCAGTTCCAAATATTAACCCTAATTCAAATGGTTTAGCTATTGGATAATATGTACCATTAATTCTAATGTTCCAAAATAAATCTTTTCTCCATTGAGGTAAACTTTGATAATCTGGATCATTATGATTAGCAAACCATAGTGCTACAGATGGTGCTGTTATATACATAAAATTTTTTGCTAAAGTTTGAGCTGGTCTTTCTTTAAATGCTTTTGCAGTTTGATTTAAACCTTGTATTCTTGCATTAAAAAAAGCAGATAATTGATTTAACCCATTAATTGAATGACCCATTCTTTTATAATCTATTGGGTTATCTCTAGTTTCAACTGCTGCTTTTTTAAGAGCTTGAGTGTTGTCTAATCCTTTTTTTAAATTTCTATCAAGAGCCAACTTATAAACACCCATTCTATTAATTTTTTCAGAAAATTCTATATATACTCTAAAATATTCTGGAAGATTTTTAATAAGATTTATTGGATTTGTTTTAGTTAAATGTGATTTTACTGTTTTATTAAAATATGTTCTATCCAAAGTAATTATGGAATTTTGTAATGCTTCAGATTTTAAATATTTTTCATGGACAGATTCTAAACCAAATACTTTTCTTAATGGTTTTATAGCCATTGATAAACCTACTACAGTTTGGGTAAAAGGTGGATACCATCCTTTACTTTGTATAGATCCACCAAAAGCATCTCTTGGTATATTGTTATACATAAACTCTGCAGCACCTGTTGCTCCAAGTCTTAATGTTTTTGATGGTAAAGATAAAAAATTAGCAACAATTTCAAATGTTCCTTTGTCAAAAACTTTAGTAGGTCTAGCAAATGTTTCTCCTACTTCCCAAACTTCTCTTTTACCATTTCTGTAAACAACAATCTCTGTATCTTTTAATATTCCAGATTCTTTTCTAAATACTGAAAATCCATCAGCTACAGATGATTTTAAACTAGCAGGATTATCAACTATGCTTTCTAATTCTTTAGGTGTAATTTTAGTTTCTTTAGTTCTTTTTTCTGATAATTGAACTTCGGGAAAAAAATTTTTATCTTTTTTTCTTCCTTTTTCAATCATTTCTATAAATGAAACATTGGCTTCATTTCTTTTTGCAATAGTAATAAATGTATAAATATTATTGTATATGCTTTCAAATGGATCTATTATTTTTCTTTTACTTCCTTTAAAATATTTTAATGGGTTTCTTACAGTTGTAGAAAAATTACCCTGTCCACTTTCTTCAAGAAAATCTCTAAAAAATGGAACAAAATCTTTATTAGCTTTTAATGCAGCTTGATAAACTTCCTTAGATATTACACCAGCGTCTAATAAATATTTAAGAGAAAATTCTGATACTTTAACAATTTCTCTAAATGGTTCTTCAAATTTAGAATTTTCTTTAACAAATTGTTTAGCGGCTTTTATATCTACACCTGTTTGAAATCCTTGTGATGATTTTTCTATTGCTCTTTTTGCTATAGCATATCTTTTAAAATCTTTATAAATAGCTTCTGTATTAATTTTATATTTTGTAAATACACTTCTAAGAGAAGGTCCTATAATATTTCCTGTTTTAAAATCCAATGCTCCTTTTTCTATAAAGGCTTCTATTGTATTTCTAACTCCATTTAATAATTGAAAATTCTCATAAGGACCTACTTTAGTTTCATATTCAATTCCTAATTTTCTTGCTTTTATTTCTGCTCTTTTAAAAACATGGTTTTTATCTAAAAGATTATAAAATAAATCATCTACAAAATTTTTCATTTCAAATATTTTTTTAGGTGGTGGATCTTTAGCAATACTTTCGTCTAGTTTGTTTCTTACTTCATCTAAAGGTTTGTCAACTTTATCTATTTGATCTTTGCTTGCTTTATCTAGTTTTAATTCAAGTTTTTTTATTTTTAATAAATTTTCTTCTAATTTTTTATTAGTTCTATCTGATAATTTTTTTTCAACTACACGAGTTACTTCAGTAAAAGTTATATTTGGATTTTTTTTTCTTTCTTCTTTAAATGTTTTTTTAAAAAATGGTGATAAAGTATTTCCATCTTTTTTATTTTTTTCTCTTTCTGTCTTATAAATTTCTTTATTTTTATTTTTTAATTCAGTTATTTTTTCTTGTGTTTTTAAATTTTCTTTTATAGTTAATAAATCTTTATCCATTTTTTCAAAAGCAATATCAGCATCTCTTTTAATTGTTTCTAATGTTACTTTTTCTGGAACAATATCTCTATAGGCTCTTGGTATTTCTATGTTTTTTGAATTAATATCTTCTATTATAGTTCTGTCTTTAATTGCATTGTCTATAATATCTATAGGTTTTTTACCTGTTTTAGCTACAATATTGTCTATTTTTTTTTTAGACGCATTAATATTAAAAGGTGCAAATAATAAATTTGTTATTGCAAAATCTTCAAGGGTAGGCAATTCATCACCCATTGCCACTCCAACCGCTGTGTAAGCCGTAGATTGTGCTAATGTTGATCCTACAATATTATTAGTAAAAGGTTTTATAAAAGGTAATCCAGGAATTTTATAAGCAGCATATAACTGTGCACCAGTTTTTGCTCCCTCACTTAACCCCTCTTCTATAAATATATCCCACCATTCTGCAAAATTTTTTACCTCTCCTCTTTTTAAAGCTTCTGTATAAATACCTTGAACTGCACCAGCTGAAAATCCACCACCAAACATTCCCCCACCAGCACCAGTAAAACCTCCAACTAATGCACCTGGTATAAATGTTGGTAGTTCGGCAACTAAACCTACAGCACCTTCTGTTAATTTTTCTAAAAATCCTGTACCATCTGGTACTGGTGCATCAACCTCATAACCTAATCCTCCACCGCTATGATATTTAATAATTTTATTTAATCCAGCGTTTCCTAAGGCTTTTTTCATATAAGGTTTAAATTGATATCTTTCATCAGTACCAAATAAATATTTTTCTATTCTGTCTGCAGCATTAACTTCTTTTGGAATATCGTCTATACTTTTTATTTGGGAAAAATCAACTTTGTCAGCTGGATTTACCTCTTTTTTTACTTCTTCTGAAATAGATTTCCAATAATTTTGAATGTCTGTTCTGTCATATTTTTTTGAACCAAATGCTTCAGTTATTTTTTCAATAGGAATATCTGCCTGTTGCATTTCCAAAATTTTATTTTCTTTAAATTCGGTTATTTTTTCAAGAGGAACTCCTGCTGAAATCATATCATTAATTTGATCTACAACTAAAGGCATTATTGAGCTTTCTTTTTTATTTCATATTCTTTATATTCTGCAGAGTTTAACCAATCGTCTGCTGTTTTATATTTATCTGGATTCCATGGTGGAGGTAATAATACATCTGTTGTATCAGCTGCTTCTGCAGCTTTTTCAGAAAGAATTTTTGTAATATAATCTTTATCAGGTTGAAATGTTTGCCATTCTTTACCAATAAATTTTTTATTTTTTGCATCTAACATTTCATCTGCATTATAACCTTTTTTAAGTCCTTCTGAAAAATTAAATATCATTGATGATTGAAAGTTATTTAATCTATTATCAAGAGTAGTATCTAAATATTTTAAAGAACTTGGTCCTTCAATAAATGTTTGTAGACCTTCAATTCTACTATATAATTTTTGATGATCTTCTTTAAATGTTTTATTTTCTATATTAGGTAAAAGGTAATTCAAATAAAAACCAAATTCTTGTTTAGAAACTCCATCTCCAACTCTTTGAGTAATACTTTTAGCTTCTGTTTCTCCATCTAAAATAAATGGAGTAACATGATCTGTTACTTGTCCAGACAATATTGCTTTTTGAATATTAAAATTTTTATAATAATTGTTTACATTTGAAAATTCTTTTTCTCCAATTTTTGTAGACAATTCAACTATTTGTGATTTAGCTTTTTGTTCATATAAATTTTTAGGTTCACCAAATACTTTATTAATTTTTAATAAATCTAATGTTTCTAATGCTTTTGAATCATTAAAAAAATCTCTATATTTATTAATGCTATCGTCTTTTTGCTCATTAAGTATTGCAGTATTTCTATTGCTTATTTCAGAAGTATTTGCTCTTCTTATTTTTTTAGCTTCAGTTATTATAGATGATTTATCAGAAGGTGAAAGTTCTTGCCATCTTTTAATTTTATCTACATCACCATTAAATGTTTGATTTATTATTCCTTCGTATGCTTCTAATACATCTTTAGATGTAGTGTCTTGTGTAAGTTCCATATTAGATGTAAAAAATGTTGTATTTTGACTTAAAATAGTTGCATCTGCGTTTGCTAATAATTTACTTTTTTGGTCAAGAGATAAATTTGTAAATTTATTAATATCTTGTTTTAATTGATAAGGATTTTCTGTTGCTAAAGAATTGCCTAATTGTATTTCTCCAAAAATTAAAGCTGTTTTAAGTTCTTCCTTTAAAACACCTTTTTCTGTAATACTTAATTCTTCATTTAATCTTGCTTCTATTTTGTCTTTATAAGCTGGTAAATATTCCATACCATTTAAAACTAAAGCTAAACTTTCTTTTAAAACAACATCATTAGTTATTTTTTTAGTTTATAAAATTTGTTGTTATCTT